CTTTCATCATCATTATGCAGAGATTGCACGAACAAGACCTCACGGGCCATATACTCGCCAATGAGCTAGGCAATGAGTGGGATCACCTATGCCTGCCAGCCAGATACGAGATCGGCCACCCAACGCCCAACAGATCAAGCCTTGGCTTCACAGACCCACGCACAAAGGAAGGCGAACTGCTATGGCCCGAAAGGATGGACGAGAAGACCCTGACCACCCTAGAGCGCAGCCTTGGCTCCTACGCAGCCGCTGGGCAGCTACAGCAGCGGCCAAGCCCCAAGGGCGGCGGGATACTGAAGGCAAGCTGGTGGGTGCCGTGGGAAAAAGAGGACATGCCAGAGGTGAGCTACGTCATCCAATCTTGGGACACCGCCTTTGAAACAAAAGAAAGCTCAAGCTACAGCGCACGAACAACGTGGGGCGTCTTCAAGAAAGATGGCTACGACTGCCTGATCGTGCTGGAGGCTTGGTGGGACAAGGTCAGCTACCCAGAGCTACGCAAGCTGGCGCAGGAAGCCTACGACGATTGGCAACCAGATGCGGTCTTGATCGAAAAAAAGGCGTCAGGCCAATCCCTCTTGCAAGACCTCCGCATGGCAGGGGTACCAGTATTGGCATATTCCCCTGACCGTGATAAGGAAGCTCGCGCCCACGCAGCAAGCGCACTATTGGAGGATGGAAGAATTTACTACCCTTCAAATCGAAAGTGGGCTAAAGATTTAATAAGCATAGCCGCAGCTTTCCCCACGCACCCAAACGATGACGTGGTCGATACAATGACACAGGCTTGGCTAAGATTACGCAAGGGATGGTATCTTGGGCATACTGAAGACCCAGATGAAGACTACGTTCCAGAGACGCAAAGGATGACACTATATGGCTGACCCAAATGTAATCCCGTTTGCCGAAGGCGCTCCAATGGACGATCTGATGGTCGAAACGCTGCCTGATGGTGACGTGCTAATCGGTGATCCAGAGCTAGACATGCAGGAAGAAATCGGAGACGCCCAGTTCGACGCAAACCTCGCAGAAGAAATCGACGCCCGTGAGCTTGCCCGAAAGGGCCAAGAGCTAATCGGCTTTTACGAAAACGACGAGGCTGCACGATCAGAGTGGAAAGCACGCTACAAGGCAGGGTTGCGTACCTTGGACCCCGATGGGGGGCTAGATGAGGGCGAGGACGAGAGGGCCACCCGTGGCCTGTCCATCGTTGTTCACCCCCTAATCGCTGAAGCGGCAACACAATTCAACGCCAAGGCCATCGCTGAGTTGTACCCGTCAGGTGGCCCAGTTAAGACCGTCATCATTGGCGATCCAGACGAAAAGATCGAAGATCAAGGCCGTCGAGTTCGTGAATTTATGAACTACCAAATTACGCAGGAAATGGAATCATACTTTCCAGAACTTGATCAAATGCTGTTTCACCTCCCACTGGTCGGGCAGACTTTCAAAAAGGTTTGGTGGAACGTAAACCTTGACCGCCAGTGTTCCGACTTTGTAAAGGCCGAAGACTTCTGCGTGGCCCCAGAAACCAAAGACCTGTACACATCCCCCCGATATACCCACATTATTCGTATGCCAAAGAACGACTATAATCGGTACGTTCAAAACGGCTACTACCTCCAGACAGAATACGCTGGCAGTGACGGCGTCCAGTCATCAGACGATGTGATTGGCGAAATCGAGGGCGTCGATGAGTACGGCGATGACAGCCAAGATGACGTAATGACGCTGCTAGAAATGCACGTCTATGATCTGTTCGATGGCATCGACGGCGAGGAAATGGACGAGGAAGATGAGAACGACAACGCTGTCGCATTCCCCTACGTCATCACCATCGACTATAACAACCAGAAAGTTGTCAGCGTCAGACGCAATTGGCGCGAAGACGATGAACTAAAGAAACGCCGCGACTGGTTTGTGTCGTACAAGTTCTTGCCGGGACTTGGGTTCTACGGCTTTGGCCTCTATCACATGATCGGCGGTCTGGGCAAAGCAGCGACTGGATCGCTCCGCGCTCTGCTCGACAGTGCCGCCTTCGCAAATATGCAAGGTGGCTTCAAGCTGCGTGGCCGTGTGCAGGGCGGTGATATGCAAATCAGCCCCGGTGAATTTGTCGATCTCGACAGCACCGTCGATGATGTCAACAAAGCCATCATGCCCCTGCCCTTCAAAGAGCCGTCAGGATCGTTGTTTAATCTGTTGGGCTTTATGGTGGATGCAGGCCAACGCTTTGCGTCTACAGCCGATCTCAATGTCGGTGACGTAAATCCCAACGCCCCAGTGGGATCGACGGTTGCCCTGATCGAACAAGGCTCCAAAGCCTTTAGCGCAATTCACAAGCGGCTGCACTACTCGCAGGGCCAAGAGTTTAAAATGCTGGCCGCTCTCAATGCGGAAAACCTGCCAGAAGAATTTACCTTCGCCATCGCTGGCGCGGCTGAAACAATCTACGCCGCTGACTTCGATGAAAAGATCGACATCGTTCCTGTGTCCGATCCCAACATTTTCAGTACCGCCCAGCGCATCTCGCAGGCGCAGGCCGTCCTGCAAATGGCTCAGTCAGCGCCACAGCTTCACGATCTGTACGCAGCTTACAAGCGCATGTACGAAGCAATCCGCATACCCAACATCGATGAAATCCTAAAGAAGCCCGAAGAGGCTCCGCAAATGGACCCCATTGATGAAAATATGTCGGTGATGTACGGCAAGCCGATCCGCGCATTTCTAGAGCAAGACCATGAGGCTCATATTGCGGTTCACATGCAGTTTATGCAAGACCCGTCACTGGCGGGAAACCCCGGTGCTGCATCAATGCAGCCAGTGTTGATCGCCCACATTGCAGAGCATATTGCGTTGTTGTACCGCCTAAGAATGCAGGCCAGCGTTGCAATGGAACTGCCACCATTGCCAGACTTTAAAGACCCCAAGTTCAAGTTTAATGACGTTGACCCAGAAATGGATCGCCTAATTAGCCAACGGGCCGCTCAAGTTGTGCAGGCAGCACCCCAGATGAAGCAGATCGAAGCGATCAGGGGAGCGGGTCAGCAGGGTCAAGGTCAGGGCAATCCGCTGGAATACGCACAGCAACTAGCCAAGTTGGAGACAGATGCTCTAACGGCGCGTACACAGGCGCAAATCGCTGCCGATCAGGCCAAGGCCAAGTCGAGCATTGAGATTAAGCAGGCAGAGGCGCGTCAGGACATGGAGATCGATGCCGCCAAGGCGCAGGCAGACTTGCAGGCCAAGGTTACAAAGCTGGAGGCAGAGTTGCAGTTAGAGCGTGAGAAAAACGCCGCGAAAATTCAAATGGAGGCAATGAAGAATGTACCCCCCCAGATACGATGATTTGCCCCCAATAAACCCAGCAGCGTTCGGCGGCTTGCCGCAAGAAGCGCAGCGAGGTGCGCCCCCGCCTTCCTCCCAAGGTGGGGGTCAGCAGCCACCGATGGATATGAATAAGTATTTGTTGGATAAAGTTGCTGAAATCAGGCGGCGTATGGGCGCAGGCGATATGGGCGCACTTAGTAATATAGCAGAGGCCATGCAGCCACCAATGCAGGGGCCACCACAGCAGCAACCACCAATGAGGGCTTAGACCAATGCTTAGGGATGCCTTAAAGCTGTGGACAACGTCTGCCCCTTACAAGGATTTCCCCTGCGAGACCGTTGCGTGGAGATTGTTACCCGCAATTGATAACGAACAAATTCGTTTGTTTTATCGTGATGGCGAGTGCATTGGCTTAATTACTTGGGCGTTTATGACCGAAAAAGAGTTTGATACTAAGGACTATTCTGGCCTTAAAATCTTTTCTCGAAATGACGGCGAGAAAATGGTATTCGTTGATATGGTCGCCCCGATGGGGAAAAGAGACGTTTTGTGGATGTGCAAGGAAATGCGAAAACAGTTTTGGACGCAGTATCCAAATGTAACTGAAGTGTTCGCGCATCGCGGCAATCGAAATGGGGCATTCCCAAACAGAGGTACTTGGCATGAAGCTGCTTGATTTAATAGGTTTAAACCCAATGAAGCCATTAATTGCTTATGGCGGCGGTGGCGGCGGTGGTGGCGGCGGCGGTGGTGATGATGATCGATACATTGATCCCTACGAAGAAATGGCAAGAAACCCACAAAACTACGCTCCTGATTATGGCGATGATGGGCCAGAATATGGACCTTCTGCTCCCGTTGTTGTTCCAGAGGTTTATGTGCCTCCTGCGGTTGTAACCCCTCCCACTCCTACTGTGCGCCCACAATTGCGGCCAGCGGTTTTGGATACGCCCACTACGAATTACCAAGGGAATAACTTAGGCGGCGGCGGTGGTGGCAACAATCTTGTTGGTACGCCTGTTGGTTTCTCAACAGGTGGGTCTACGGCCCCAGCCACTTCCACTGGGCAAAAAATTGGCGCATTGCCTAGTGGCAGTGGCAGTGGCAGTGGCAATAGCTTTAGAGAAACTTTGGCAAATTCGTTTACGCCATTTGACGGGGCGTCTTATCAGAATGGGCGTCTGGTTGATGATCGCACTGGTGAATTTTTGGAAGCTGGAGGAGAAACATTTTCTGGTAATATTATTTCAGGACTTGGAAACGATCCGACAAACGATGATAATGAAGTCCCACCAAGTTTTTATGATGGACTGCCATCTATAGTCACAAATCCAAAGATAGGTAATTACGACCCATCGCAGACTGATGATAAGTGGGGATATAGAAGATCAGATGGAAAGGGTGGGTTTATCACGGTAACTGCGGCCCAAGACAAGATTGACGGTGGCGGCAAGAACTTCGGCGGTGAGGTCTTTGGTATTTCTGGTGGCATGAATGCCGACCTAAACGGCGATGGATATGTCACCAAAGCAGAGGCGCAGGCGGCTGGTGGATTAAATGAAAACTTTGTTTCGACTTTATCTAATGCGTCAGGGGCAACGCCACTTGGATCGGAACTAGACCCAACGGGAATTGCTGGTGTTCTTAATACACCTGTTATTGGTAGTGCGCTGACAGGTGGCCTTAGTACTTTATATACAGGAGCAAGGGATTTAACCAATAACTTTGGCTACGCAGGCCGTCCAGAAAGCTCAATGAATCAGAGCATGGAAGACACCTTGAGCGGCTTGGAAGGTCAAAATAGAATAAACGCGCAATTAAATGCAGATAGAGCATTACTTGATTATGCGGCTGACACCTCAAACCGCCGTGATGGCGGTGGCGGTGGCGGCGGTGGCGGTGGAGGCGGTGGAGGCGGTGGCAACCAAGGCGGTGGTGATGATCGTGGCAATCTTGGTGGCCCCAACTCAGGCCCAGCCAGAAGCATTTACAATCGCTATTATAAGGGCGGTGGGGGTAGGTTCCTGCCACCGTGGCTACAGAGATATGCTTCTGGCGTAAACATCGATGAACTGCTAACAAGGCAGGTAATAGATGGCGTTGAATATTACATCACCCCAGAGGGAAGACAAATTGAGGCGCAATATCTAACAGGCGCAGCCGTTGGGGCAGAGCAAGATATATAGGAGGCCGACATGGCTGAAGTAAACGTAGAAAACATGGAAGACAACGCAGCCCTCTTTATGGAAAAGATGGGATTTTCACACGATACGGATGGTCTCGACATGACCGACGATCAGCTAGTTAATTTTCTACTGCTATGCCATCAGGTAATGATGGGCGTTGATGGCGAAGATGCCATGTACGAAGAAGATTATTCTGATGTCGATGAAGAAATGATGGAAGTCCCACACGGTGACGTGAAGGTCAAGGTCATGAAGCTCGACGGCGGCAATGTGCAGGACATGATGAATAAGCTGCTTGGCGGTCACTAATGCCCGTCATGAAGGTCAAGGGCGGCTACCGCTGGGGCAGCAAGGGCAAGGTTTATAGAACCAAGGCCGAAGCAGCCAAGCAGGG